ATAAACCTACAATTTCCCACAAACTCTTCCGTAAAAGCTCGTAAACAAAGCTGTACATCAGGGGTAGTGTTGTCCGCTTCATCGATAATAATAACTTTGTGTTTGGCCTCACTCGAAAGGGAAACGGTTGAAGCGAAGTTCTTCGCGTTATTTCTGACAGTATCCAGGAATCTTCCTTCATCTGATCCATTAATAACATAAACATCTACTCCTAGTTCATTACATAGTGCTTTGGCTACAGTAGTCTTACCGCATCCAGGAGGCCCAGAAAGCAAAAGATTTGGGACTTCGCCCTTATTTAGGAACTCCCTAAAAGTCTTCTTAATACTTTCTGGCAAAATGCAATCATCAATTGTTGTTGGACGATATTTTTCAGTCCAAACAAATTCATTTCTCATAATAAATCAAATAGTAGTATGCCCGTCTGTTCTAGTGCCTACTGTTTGCTCATAA